TCGAAGTACTTGATGTGTTCGACGCTCTGCACGTCCCCACCCGGAAGCCGCAGCTCGCACTGGGGAAGCTGTCGAGCTTCATCTCCACCGTTTGCGCGACCAGATAGCGGCGCAGGTAGTCCTCCGCCCAGCTGCGCGCCGCCTTGATGTAGCTGCGCAGCAGCTCGTCATCGTCGCTGATCCAGACGCGACAGTGCCGCTTCGCGTCGTCGAGCGTGATCGGCTCAACCGACGGCGGCGTGATGACTCGCAGCGTTCCGTTCTGCATTCCACACCTCGTCGTATTCACCACCGCGCCAGCCCGTCAGCCAGGGGCCGCCGAGCGTGAAGTGCGCGATCTTCGGGATCTCAGGCTTCGGCTCGACGCTGACGAGCCAGTTCCAGGCCGCGGGCAGCGCGCCGATTTCGCTGTCGCGCAGCCAGGCAAAGCGGTGCAGCAGCTCGCCGGGCCAGTGGTTCACCATGGCCAGCGACAGCCGGTGATGAGCCGGATGGTCACAATTCCACAGCACCACGCTGCTCCAGTTCTTGCGCGGATAGGGCAGCTGCGCCTGGCCATCCATCTTGATGCCGGCCTGCGGCAGTTCGCAGTGCTTCACGCACATGACCGCGAATCGGTCGTCAGCAAGCGCGAACAGCTCCGCGACGTCTTCCAGGAAGACGACGTCGGCGTCGACGAACAGCGCCCAGCCGCGACGCTGCAGGAACGGCACCAGGAAACGGGCCGTCGCGAATTCCGTGGACTGAGGCGCCCCGCTCAAGTGATCGATCATCTGACCGTTGTCGGTGCGCTCGATCGGCCGCCAGAGCAATCGCTGCCGATAGAGTTCGCCCGCCTCGAGCTTGTGAATCTCCACCAGCCCGCGCGCGCGCCGGGCCAGTGACGCGCAGGCCACTGCGTAGGCCTCGTGCTCGCGCGAGTCGGAGCCCACATAAACCGCGGTCATTCCTCGCGGTCCTCGTCGTCGGGCCCCGGCTCGTCCATGCCCGCGAATCCGTTGTGCACCGCCAGCCAGATGGCCTCGATGACCTCAACGAACCAGATCACGGCGCCAGGCCGACCGCGCGCTTGATGGCCTCGCGGCGATCGCCGCAGCCACAGCCATCCCAGCGCATGAGGTAGTCACCGCTGATCTCCCTCTCGATCTTCGCGCCCCAGGACTGCAGGAGCTTCACGGCGGCGTTGGGCGCGTCACCATAGGCACGGTCGTTGCCTTTTTGCTCGATCACGATGATCGGCTTGTCGCGGCGAATGGTTTTTTCAGCGCCGGCAATCACGGCGCGCTCGACACCCTCGACGTCGATCTTGAGGAAGTCAACGCCGACGATGCCGAGGCTATCCAGTCGGCGCAGCGGAACATTCGGCACCTCGTAGAACCGCTCTGGATGCTCGACCCCATGCGTGCCCGGATGCTGGCCCGCGATGGCGATATGCGCGTTCCCGGTCGTTTCGAGCGGGACCTGCATCGTGATCGCGTCTTCGGTTTCGCCGAGCGCCATCGCGTGCAGAGCTACATTCTCGGCCTTGACGTTGCGCCAAAACAATTCGCGGTGCAGCGGCACCGGCTCGAAGGCATGAACCTGTCCGAAATGCTTGACCAGCCACATCGACCACAGCCCGCAATGCGCGCCAATGTCCACGGCCACGCCGCGGCGCTTGCATAGACCGAGAGCGGCCTCCAGTTTCTTGAACTGGTAGGTCGCCTTGCCGTCAATGACCCGCATCCCCTTCGGGTTGCGGATCATCATGTCCTCCAAGTGCGTTTCGGTGGCGGGCAGCCACACTCCGCCCACCAGCTTTCCCTGTTCCACGGTCATGCCGCGATCTCCTTCTCGAATGTCTGCCGGATCCCAGCCAGGACGTCCGCTACTGAAATTTTGTTCATCGATTCCGCGCAGCTGCGGCACGGCGAACGCATGCCGCAGGGTTCGCCCGCGCGATAAATGTTGTGATGCGTCGCGTAGCCCGTCTGTGCCGGACTGATGAACTCGCTGAACAGCACCACGGCGGGCTTGCCCACCGCGGCCGCTGCGTGATGCAAACCGCCCTCGGTTCCGACGTAGCCCATGCTGTAAGCCAGCACGGCGGTGGCCAGCCTGAAATCCAGCGTGGTCGCGCGCATCACGCCACGCAGGATCTGCGTGCCGGGCGGGCCGAGCTGGAGCCAGGGCAAATCGGGCCGCGCGTCGACGACGGCCTGCCAGCGATGCCATGGCCAGGCCTTGTTGCTGCCGTCGCGTTGCTTGACGTGCGGCTCGATGACCAGCCGGCCGGCATGGGCTTGCCCGAACGCTTTCTCGATCTCGGCGAAATAAATCTCGCCGGGTCGGCATTTGAACTTTGCCACCCAGACGAAGCGCCGCTTGTCGAAGCTCGCGATGTAAGGACGATTGCCGCTGCGGTTATCGCTCACCTGGGCGCCCAGAAACGTCCTCGCGATTCGAGGGTTGTTGTCGAAGATCGGATGCCAGCGCGGCCGCCCATCCTTGCCGCGGAAGGCCACGGGCCGCAGATCGCCTCTTTCCTGCAGGCGCCGGGCCTCGGCCGTCGCCATCAATTCATCACCGAGTCCCATTGCGTCGCTCTTGGCCATGGAATCCATGGATGTCGCGCCACATGATTCCCTCGCGAAATTCCTCCAGCGTCCACTGCAGGCCTGCGAGCGTGGCGAACCATTCGAGCCGCTCGAGCCGCCGCGGGTTGTCGATCTCGGACAGCGGCGTGGCCAAGGGCGCCGCCGCGCAGCTGCCATTGACCACGACCGGAATGCCACTGCGCAAAGCCTCGAGCGCCGCCGCGCTCTGATGCGTGACGAGGGCGTGCGCGCCGTGTAGATCCTGCTGCAGCGTTGTCTTCGCGCGTTTGTGCCGCACGATGACCGACCGATCCGTCGTCACGCGCAAGGCCTTCAATAGGTCCGCCAGCCATCCGCGCTCGTCGATGCCGTGATGCCGGCAATAGGCCTCGCCCGGCGGACAGACGACGATGTGTCGGCCGTTTTCCCGCCAGGGCGCCACCTCAATCCCAAGCCGCTGCCAGCGCTCCCACGCCGGCGCGGCGATGCCGGCATATTGATAGGCCCCGCGCGTGACGCGGAAGTAGCCATCAAAATGTCCGGGCAGAAAATATCCGTTGTCGCAATAAAACCAGTCGCGACCGGCGGCGAGCGCCTGGTGCACCAGCGGCCCTACGCCGCGCAGGATCCCGTAGAACACGGCGGCCCCGTCGCGGAGTACTCGACAATCCGCCATCTTCGCCGGACTGCCGGCGACGAACGCCTGCAGCACGGTGTCGCAGTTCTTGTGGCCGGTGTTGTAGGCGTGAATCACCGCTTGAACACCAGCGTGAGCTCGTTGCGCGGGCCGGGCTTTTCTGAAATCAACTGCCAGCCCTTCAATACTTCGAACGGATTGAACACCGCGTTCGTATGCCTGTTCAGAAACGTGCGCTCCGGGCCCGGCATGCGCACGGCGATGGCCCGCGCGGTGCGCTCGGCGACCCAGCGCAGGCATGCGGCCGGCTCGCGCAGCTTGTGCAGGATCGCCAGCAACAGCGTGACGTCGTATTCGACCTTCGAGTCGATTTCACCGAGCCCCGCCAACTTCAGCTGCAGACCCGCCAGGTCATTCAGATCGTGCGCCGCGAAGCGTGCATTGAAGTAGCCCTCGCAAAGCTTCGCTGCGACGGCGACGCGCTCGGGCATGACCTCGACGCCATGGAGCAGATCGGCCCCGATCGTATCGAGCAGATACTTGCCGAGAAGCCCCTCCGCGCAGCCGAGGTCCAGCACGCGCGCGCGACGACAGAGCGGCCACAGCTCGACCAGGCCCTCGAGCTGCTCCTTGAGAAACCGCAGGCCCGGGGCCTCGCCGATCTTGAACCACGCTTCCGCGCCGGCCGACGGCTTCATTGCAGCAGTCTCCGGAAGGCCTCGCCGGAGGCGAGCTCCGTGGTGTTCCATTGCGCCCATGCCAAGTCCTCGAACATTGGCTCGCGATCGCCCAGAAACGGGGCCTGCACCGAACCGGTGAACGGTCGAGCCGCTCGCGCACCGATCCATTGCGGCATGCCATAGAACACCGGCACGCCCCACAGCAATGCCTTCAGCGCGGCGCCCGAAGCCCAGGTCACCACGGCTTTCGCCTGCGAAAGATCAGCCTCCAGCGGGATCCGCACCGGCCCTTCGCCGGGATGCGCGCGGATCCGCGCGCGCTCGCCGGCGCGCTGCAGTTGCACGACCGCCTGCTCCGCCCAGCCCGCGGGCTGTGCAATGGCGCGCTCGCCGATTCCGCGCTGGGCCAGCACCACCACCTCGTCGCCGCCGGTACGCCACGGCTGCAGTTCAATGCCCATGGCATGCCAGCGCGCCGCCGAACCCCGCCGCCATTCGCCGGCGCCGTTGTGATGACTCCGCGCCAGCGCATACCAATGACCGCCACGCCACTCGCGCCCGAGATAGCCGTTCTCGGCGATCAGCACCGGTTTGCCGGAGCGCTCATAAACGCGCGCCAACTCGTCATTGGCGCCGTATCGGTTCCAGATGATCAGTACGTCCGCATCGGATGACGTCTGCGCGCGAAAACCATTGGCGGCAAGCCCCGCGACAAATGCATCGCGCCGGTACGCGGGCTGATCGCGAATCAGGCAGCAGGCGCGCATGCCCGCAGCACCTCGTCGAGATCGCCGCGCGGGAAACACTGCAGCGCCGTGTCCCGCGAGCAATTCACCACTTCAACGCCTTCTTTCTTCAGGTCTGCCGCCAAGCGGCCGAAATGCTCGAGCCAGCGCTCATAAGGATTTTCATTGCTGAGCGGCGACTTGTGATCCCCGAACCAGTGATGCCCTCGCTTGCCAGGCTTGCAATCGAAGCCGAGCAGCACGAGGCGGCGCGCGCCCCAGTTGAATGCGAGATTCATGGCCTGGTAGCCGCCGTTATTGCCGAAGTGGACGACGCCAGGCTCGCGGCTCAGTCCTTTTTCGTGCCGCCCGACGACCCAGTTGAGCCCGTGCCTCTGCGCCGCCGCCTGGTCTTGGGTCCAGAGTTCTCCGGTGAAACCGGCGTCGTGGACGGCGGCGAGATGGACGTCCCACCATTGTCCGTCGCAGGCGTAGAGAACAGGGGCCCATGGGGCGAGGCGCCAGTTGTCGTTGACGGCGATGGCAGGCCAGCCGCGGCATCGATCGACGTCGGCGGCGATGAGGCTGGGGCCTGACGCGATAACGACGCAGGTGCGGGCTTGGTCTGCAAATCCAAATCCTGCTCGGGTTTGACAAAAGGGCCAGGCCGCACCTCGAGGCGGCGGGCCACGTTGTTCTGCTCCAGATGACGCGCCATCGCCTCATCCGTCTTGAAATTCTCGCGCGGCGTGTACCACTTGCCTTGATGCAGAAACTTCGCCATCGCTTCCATGTTCACGGTCATGCCGGATTACCTCCTGAAAAATGAAGGGGCCCTTCCGGGCCCCTTCATGTATCGCTTCGCTTCGACCTTAGAACGAGCCCTTGACCAGGCCGGAGGGACGGAAGACCGTGAGCGCGAGACGCTCCTCGGCCAGCATCGTCACCATGTTCTTGGTGAAGTCGTCGTTCTCGTAGCCGACCTGCACGGCCGCATCCTCGCGATCCCACAGCTGCGCGCACATCGAGAACGCGCCGCCGAGGAAGCTGCCCCGCGGCATCGAGTTGGTCGAGACGACCGGGAAGCTCCACAGACGCGCGGCCAGGAGGCCGTTGGGATCCGCGACGATGTAGCGACCCTGCGTGTCCTTCGACAGCTCGATCTCTTCCCAGTCCTGCGGGTTGAGCACGAAGCCCGTGAGCGAGAACTCCGAGATCGCCACCTGCGTGATCACCTTGCGCAGGAGGTCAATCTTGGTGTCGTAGCTCTGGCCGCGATTGAACGCCGTGGCCTGGTGCACGAGGCCGTCCAGCTCGCCCGCCGCGCCCGTGCCATTGAGGATCTCGTCCTCTTCCTCGAGCTTCAGGCCGTAGGTCAGGCGGCCGTTGATGTACGACTCGAGCTGCGGCGAGTCGGCCAGCACCTGCTTCGACGCCTTGATGTAGTGCGCGAGCGTCACCACCGCGGCCGTCGCCAGCTGGAAGGTGATGTCGGACTTGTTCTTCTTGATGTTCTCGAAGCGCTCCGGCGAGGCCTCGTACTGCGGGCCGGCCGCGTTCGAGAACAGCAGCTCCTTGGTGTACTCGATCAGGTTCGAGCCCGTGCGACCGATCGGCAGCAGGTCGCGAATTGTGAGGCGACGCGTCGGGTCGGCGATGATGCCAGGCACCCGCATCGCCGGCACCAGGGGCTGATTCTGGCCCGTGGCGTTGACGATGTCCTTGACCTGGACCCGCGCCTGCTTGCCGCGACCGCCCATCAGGGCCTTGGCTTCCTCGCTGGCCGTGAACATCTCGCCGACGGTCTTGACCTTGCGGTCACCATCGCCGAGCGCACGATCCGCTCGCGCCTCGAGCTTGTCGAGCCGCTCGAAGATCTTGTTGCCGTCGGCAATGAGCTTCTCGAGCGCCGCCTTGGTCTCGGCACTCGCCTTGCCCGTTTCCTTCAGCTCACCTTCGGCCTTCTCGCAGTACTTCTTGAACTCGCCCATGTTTTCGCGCAGGGCCTTCTCGAGAGCCGCGAGCGTCATGCCCTCGCCGACCTCACCGCGCTGCAGGAACAGCCCGCCGCGATGGAAATCGAACTCGGCCGGCTCGACCAGATATGCGGCGAGCGCAATGGCGCCGACCGTGAGCGACGCCGCCTCGGCCGTGGGGCCGAGCAGCATCACGGGCAGACAGAACAGGGCGAGTGTGACGAGCACGAACAAGCCCGAAAGCTGTAGCTTTCGCATGGTTGAAAATCCTCTTGGAGTGGGGAAAATCAGGTTGGGAGACGAAACTCGGCGCAGAGCCGGTTGGCCTGCAGCGTTGCGATCACGTCATCCCGACGCGCCAGCTCCGCCTTCAGTGCCTTCAGCTGCTCCGACTCGCCCCCTGCATCGCGCAGGAGAACGGACTTCACCCGCGAGATGACTGCCTTCGCGGAACTGCGGGAGAAATTGCCTTCATCGCGAAGGAACTCCTCCAGATCTGAGACTGAGCCGATGGCCTCGATTGAGGCCTTCACGCTCGAGAGATCGATGCGCGCGGAATCGTCGGCCGGCATGGGCACGATGCTGATCTCGCGCAGGTCGATGGCGGTGAGCTTGCGGATGCTCGGATCCTTCTCATCCATGCGCTCGCCATCGGGGAAGACGTAATAGCCGATCGACATGCCGTTCAGGGCGCCATGGCGCATCGAGGCCGCGAGATTTTCCGACTGCGCATTGCCAGGCGTGAGCTCGCCCTCGACGAGCAGACCCTTGCTGTCCTCGGTCAACGAAAGCCACTTGCCCGGAGGCACCTGGCGCCGGTCATGAGCCCAGAGCATGGGAACCTGCGGACGCTCCTTGAGCGTGCGCGCGTAGGCGCCCGGGACGATGGTGTCGCCCCAATCGTCGACGCCGTTGAACGTGGACGCGTAGCCCTTGAACGACGTTCCCTTGTCGCCCGCGAACTTGAGCTCGCAAAGGGTCAGCGCCAGGTCTTTCTTTTGCAGTAGCACGAGGATCTCCCTGCCGGCATCTGAATTGCCAGCACATGGGCCCCTTTCGGGGAAAAGTGGTTAAGCGGCCGGTGACGGCGCCGGCGTCGCCTTGTTCATTGCCGAATCGGCGCCGAATCCGGTCGCGGCGGCGGCCCAGATGACCTGCGAAACCGTCATGCCGTCGAAGCCGTGCGCGTACAGCACCGCACCCAACGCCGTCGCCAGCGTGCTGATCGCCGCGACGCTGTTGCGCCAGTGATCCGTCACGAAGTAGTCGAGCAGCGAGCCCTCGATCTCCTTGCGCACGAATTTCTTGATGTAGTGGCCGAGCATGCCGGCGAAGCCAGCCGCGAATGCAATGCTCCACAAATTGATCTCGCTGGTCAGATCGACAGCGGCGAGCGCCAGCGGCGCGGCCAGCATGCACATGACGAACAACGCAACTCGTTTCATTGGCAATTCTCCCTACGGTTCACTTCGGTGATGACGCTCGACGTAGCACTCCTCGCACTGGACCCAGGCTCGAGCGCCGCACTTTGAACAGCGATATGCGAACAGGCGCTTCCACCAGTCGACCAGGCGCGCGCGAATCGTCACCTTGGGCGCCGCTCCGGCTTGCTGTAGTCGTGCCCGCCCTCGAGTTTGTCGAGGCGCTTCTCCTGCTCAACGTCGACGCGCTCGATGCGGTCGATTTTCTGCTCGACGATCAGGACGCGATCGCGAATCGGCAGCATGGCTTTCAGGGTCTCGTTCGTGTCCGCCTGACCGGCGCGCAGGGCGCCGAGCTCGGCCCGAACATAGGCCGATTCAGCTGCGTACTTCTCGCGGAACTCTGCCATCTCTTTCGGGATGTTCGCGTAGAACAGTACGATCAGGCCGACAGCGAGAGAGCTGACAGCGGCATTGAACGCCGTCAGCCAGCGCGCCCATTGGTCCGAATTGCGACGCCCATGCGGGCTGTCGTCATCGTCAGGGATTTTCGGCACGCTCATCTCCGAAACAATTGAGGGCGCAATACTGCATGTCCGGGCCTGCGATGCCGCAGCGCGGGCAGCTCGCGAGGCGCTCGCGCAGGTACGCCGCGCCCTCCACGCCGAAGTTCTGCACGGCGCAGCGATCATCGTCGGCCGGCGTAGCGCCGCCGAACGTGCACGAATGATCTGTCGTCGCGCACGAAGCGAGCATGGCGGCGGCGAGCAGGATCAGTTTCATTGCGCCTGAGTGAAGGTCCACGTTGATGAGGTGGTATCGCAGGCCAAAGCGACGTCAGCGTTACGCCAACAAATTCTCACCGTGTCGGCGGCCGAAGCCCTGACAGAACTCATGACACAACCGGCCCCCGGATCAACGGCACCAATGTTAGCTTCCACCGCGCCGCCGGTCGTGGTGATGCCGGTGACGGTCACGTTGTCGCAGCGCGTGCCATTTGAGGCGAGGCTCGCCGGATCGTAAGTCGCGGTGAAGGTCTTGGGGAATTTTTGCGCGGTGCCATTGAGCGAAAACGTGACGCCCGAAGCCAGGTTCAAATCGGTGGCCGTGAGCGTCGCAGTCGCGGCAGTGCCGCCCGACATAAGTTTGATGGGCGCCACGCGCGCGACGATGTTAAGGCCGCCGGATAGTCCTGTTCCGGCCTCTAGGACTGCGCCGTCTTGTACGAATTCATCACCAGTCGTGAAACCAGTTCCGAGGACAAACATGCCGAAATAGCCGCCGCCGCCATCGTTCTGTACCTGACTCGCCGCGTAGGCCCCCGTCCCGGAATTGGCGTTGATAATCGACAGGTTCAGTGCGGCATTTGTAGACTTGATGACGGAAACATTGTCCGTTGCGGCGATCAGCGCAGCGTTCAGCGTGCCGGTGAACGTCGGGCTGGCGGTCGGCGCGATGCTGCCGTCGACGTAGGCCGAGGTAAGCGTGGTGCAGGTCGAGAGCGACGCCGATACCGAGGTCAGCGCCTGATTGGTGCAGGTCTTGAGTTGGAACGGCGCGGGCGACAATCCATCGCCTGCATTGACCATTCCAGCAAATGCCAGCAATGAAACGGCGGCGCCGTACTGCACAAATTTCATGGTGTTCATGGCTATTGCACGCTCAGGTAGTAGGCGTCGCCGGTGCCGTCACAGGTGGCCTGTATGGCATTGTTCGGGACGGCCCCTGAACTTCGCAGGTACGCGCCACCTGGCGGGACGATGATCGACTTGGCCGTGGTCGGCGTGCCGGACGCGGCGACGTAGACGTAGCAGTTGTTCGTCGTCGCCGTGCAATTACCCGATTTGCTGCACACGTTCTGGAACTCGTAGGACAAGCGCGTGGAATTTGAAACCGCAATGGTCTGGAACGTGCCGCCGGTCGTGATCGTTGACGAACTGATGGTTTGCGATGCCGGCGAGCCGGTAGCCGCGACGGTGCCGCTCACGGTGGTCCCGCCCATTGCGGATGTCAGACGCTGCGCGATGCGCTGCAGGAGAGCATTCAGCGAGCAGGATCCTGTGTCCGTCGCGCAGGCGGTAGCGCCAGGCGCGCCGAGGTCGGTGTTGGTCGTGCCGGTATTTGTCGCCGTCGTGCTGTCGCTGGACGAAATGCTGCTCAGTGACGTATTGGCGGTCGTCTGGTTCGCCGCGGTCGCCGCGCCAGTCGTGTTCGTTGCGATGGTCGACAGTTTGGCCCATAGCCCTTTCAGCACGGCCACTACGGTCCACGATGATGTCGAATCCGTCGCCGCCGCATCGGCCTTCAAACCCTGGGCGACATCGGCGCCGTCAGCGATCGTTGCCGGGCCGCCGCCGCCGCTCGCGATGGTTGCCGTCACGTTAAGCGGGTGCGCCGAATTGATCGGCAGGCTGTGCACGCCGTCCTCGGATTGCTGGATGACCGTCGCGCCCACGCTGCCGGCGGGCCCCATGTTGGGGCTGTATTTGTTCGTCGTATCGCCCGAATCCGCCATGGCCAGCGATGCAGCCAGGACAACGGGAACTGAAACAAACCAGCGGCGAATGTTCATTGATGATTTTCCTTTCTCAAACCCTTCAGGGGGCTGGGGGATTCGTGATGAGGCCCTGCTTGCCGAGCAGAACAAGCGGCGCGAGATTGGTCTGCGCGGTGAGATCGTCGGCGCCTTTCGCACGCGAAAGATTCTCTTTGCCGCGGGCTTCATTTCTGGTCATGAGGCCGTTCTGCACCATGGAGGCCAGGAATTCGGCGCGCGCCTTGGAATCCGCGCGCAGCAAACCCTCGACGTTGTGCTCGCAGTAATATTCCTGGCGCTCAGCGTCCGTGAGCAGCCAGCGACCGATGGACCGTTCGATGCGCGTGAGATAGGGCGCGAGCGTGTAGGTGAGAAAGGCCAGATTCTGCTGCTCGAGGCCCGTGCCCCAGCTCGTGGATTTCTCCATTTCCATGAGCAGGAACAGCGGCACGCGGAAATAGCGCGCGATTTCGGAGACCTGCAGCTGCCGTGTCTGCAGCAGCTGCGCATCCTCCGGCGCGATCGAGATCGCGTCGTACTTCATCCCCGCCTCGAGCAGCCACAGCCGCGCGCCGGCGCCGGGCCCAGCGCCCGCCATCGCTCCGAATTGTTCGCGGATCTGCTCGCGCTGATTCGGCTGCAGGAGCTTGTCGATCGACATGGTGCCGCTGGGCCGCCCGCCGTTCGCATAGAACGACGCCGCGTATTGATCCGCGGCCACAGCCAGGCCGAGCGATTCGCGCGCCATGGCCAGCGGTGACACGCCGACGAAGCCATCCGCACCGAAGCCGCGGATATGCAGCACCTTGGCGTTCGGGAACTCGACGATCTGGTCGCCCTGGCGCGTGTATTTGTAGGCGACGGTGTACGGCGTGGTGCGGGTGACCTGCATGCCGCCCGGATTCAGCGGCCATAACTCCACCGGACGGCCATCGGCGTTCCGGTTGATCTCGAGATACGCGTTGCCCCAGCCGGCGATGCTGGCCACCACGGCCTCGCGCAGCTGATTGCCGGTCATGATTGGATTCGGCTCGCGCAGCAATTTTGCGAGCCAGTGATCGCCCGCTTCTTCGCGCGTGCCGTCGCCCAAACGCTTGTAGACCGGCAGCGGCATCGCCGCGCAGACCTCCGCGAGCAATCGGATGCACGAAAACACGGTCGAAATCTGCATTGCCCGCGAGTCGCTGACCTCGACACCCGATGCGGTATTCATGCCCATTGGCGGGCCAGCCCTCTGGATGCCTTTGTCCGGGTTCCAGAGCCCGCCGGTCATCCAGCCCCATAGGCGTCTCCAGCCGCCCGGATTGGTCAGTGAGAGCGCGACGTTCGTGCTGCCGGCCATTACACGACCACCGGATTGTCGAGATAGGCCGCAAAGGCCGCGCTGTCATCGTTCGTCGGGCCGATTGCTGCGGCGATCGCCATGGCGAGTGCGACGATGCCGTCGATGCGGCCATGCGCTTTGCGTTTCGTGAATTTCCGATTTCCCGCGTCGTCAGCCACCAGCACGACGCTGGCTGCATTCCAGGTCAGCACCGGATTGCGATGGATTCGGATCTTGCCGTTCACGATCATCTCCTCCGACGCATTCACTGCCGGGGTCATATCCCTGAAGCCCTGACCGAACGGCACCAGCCGCCAGCCGCGTCCCTGCTCGCCCTTGCCGTCATCGAGCCAATGGTCGATGCCCTGGCGCTCGAGCTCACGCATCAGCCGCTTGATGCCCCAGCGATCGAAGACGACGCCCTGCAACTGGCATGCGCTCAGCAAATCGGCGAGATCGCGCGCCACAAATCCGTAGTCGACCGACGCGCCAGGCGTCACATGCAGAAACTTGTCCTGCAGCCACCGCTGATACGGCACGCGATCAGCGAGCTCGCAATCGGCCAGGTTGTCCGCCGGCTTCCAGAACTCCACAAAGGCGTCACCGCCGCCCTTGTCATCCGGAAAGAAGAACGCCGCTGCCGTCAGGTCGAGGTGGCTCGACAGATCCAGCCCTACGAAACACTTGCGATCGCGCAGCGCGCCGCGGTCCGGCGCGACCTGCACCGCGTCCCATTTTTCACGCGACATCCACGCCGACTCGGCGTCAGTCCAGACGCAGAAGTTCAGGCGCGCGATCAAGTTCTGCTTGGCCGGCATGCCGCGCGCTTCGTGCACCTGCTCGGCGAGATATTTCTCGTGGATGGAAACGCCGAGGTTCGGATTGGCCTTCGGCCAGCACGCCCGGTCATTCATCCAATCGTCGCCTTCATCCAATGCGCAGATGTAGGCGAAAAACGAGTCATCGATGACGTCGCCGCGCAGCACGCGCACGCCGTAGTCGTGAAATTGGTAGCAGACCGACTCCCGATCGGTGCCGCTATTTGTGATTAACCAGATCAGCGCCTGGCGTCGACCTTTAGTACCGGCCCGCAGCTTGTCCACCACGACCGAGGTGCTGTGCTCATGCACCTCATCACCGATCGCACAGTGCACCCGCTTGCCGTCGAGCGTTTTCCCTTCCGCCGAGAGCGGCCGAAAGAACGATCCGCTCGCCGGATACGCAATGTTGTTCTCATTGATGCGCAGCCGCCGCTGCAGCGCGGGCGTTACTTCTACGAAGCGCTTCGCATCGCGAAAGCAAATGCCCGCCTGATCGCGCGACACCGCCGCGCTATAAACCTCGGCGCCCTGCTCCCCATCCGCGACCAGCATGTACAACCCGACGCCAGCCGCAAGCGGGGTCTTGCCGTTTCCCTTGCCGATTTCCTCGTAGGCGGTGCGGAAACGACGGTAGCCGTCGGCGCCGACCCAGCCGAATACCAATCCGACCACGAAACACTGCCACGGCTCGAGATAAAACGGCGCGCCGGCATGATCGCCGTCGGCCAAGCGCAGCCCCGCGAAGAATTCGTAGACCCGCGCAGCAAGATCTGGGCGCCACGTTAGCCCGCGTTTCGGGCCCTCGACCAGGTCCTGCAGGTGCCGTTTACACGCCAGGCGAACCCAGGGACCCGCCACAATCTGGCCGGCGTCGACCGCACGCGCGTAGTCGGTCGCTGGATCCGCGATTTCCGGCGCACGCCGGCGGCCGCGGCCCGCCTTTGGCGGCGGATCCTTACGCTGTGGCCTTGTTTCCTGGACTTGCGGCACGCAGCGCGCTCTCCATCGGATCGTCCGGGAACAGCGGCCGCTGCATTGATAGTGCTTCGACGCGCGAGCGCATGACCGGCGACAAACCGAACTCGCTCGCGAACGTGTGGATCTGCTCGAGGCATTTGTTCGAGATCGCCAGGAGCGGCGAGATCTGCGGATAGCCGTTCGGCGTCTTTACCAGCAGTCCGGATACCGCCCCACCCTGCTGCAGCTTGAGAATCTCGAGTTCGACCTCAACCCAACGACCGTAGGCCGTGCAATAGGCGGCAAGTTGCGCCATATCCATGCGCTGCAGGAGCCCCAGCGTCATCAATTCGGGGACGATGCGCTTCCATTCCGCCTGCGCATGCGCGCCAAGATGCCCGGGACAGCCAGGCGCGGTCGCTTCGGGGAGCGATTCCGGAGACGGAACTGGCCGTTTTCCGGGGTTGCCGAGGATCAATTTCAGGTGCGAGGGGATCGGTTTGCGACCTTGCATGGCCCGTTCTCCTATGCTGCAGCCGCCAACGCGCCGCGTTCCGCGGCAATTTCGGCAAATGCCGCGCCGCCGGCGAGCCGACCAAGCTGCCCGGTGAATTCCTGCCAGCGACGCACGATCACATCGCAGTATTTCGGATCGATTTCGACGAGCCGCGCGCGCATGCCGAGCTGCTCCGCAGCGATCATTGTCGAGCCCGATCCGCCGAACGGATCCAGCACCACAGCGCCGGTGCGCGCGCTATTGCGCAGCATGCGATCGATCAGCGCGACCGGCTTCATCGTCGGATGCATGTCGCTGCGCCGCGGGCGCGGTTCATTCACCACAGACGGCACAACTTCCTCCACCGTGGCGGCCCCCTCGACGAGCAACACGCGGTCGCCGATGCGAACCGCCCAGCGCCCGTCCTCGAGACGCTGAAATGGCGAGCCCTCGCCGAGATCCATGACCGTGGTCTGCTTGCGTCCACCGAACCATGCGTGCCGCGCGCCCGGTTTCCAGCCGTAAAGAATCGGCTCGTGCTGCCATTGATAGTCCGAGCGCCCCAGGACCAGCGCATCCTTGCGCCAGATGAGCACGCCCGAGAGTTTGAATCCTGCCTTGCAGAACGCGCCGCGCACCTGCAGACCGAAGGTATCGGCGTGCGCGACGTATGCCCCCCCCCCTTCGCGCAGCGCGCGCAAGCACGCGCCAAAAGCGCCGCCCAGAAATTCGGCGTATGCCTCCGCCGGCATGTCATCGTTTGCGATCGAGCCCGCGCGCGTGCTGTACGCGACGTTGTAGGGCGGGTCCGTCCAGACGACGTCGGCCTGCTCGCCGAGCATGACGGCCGGTACCGTCGCGGGCGACTGAACGTCGCCGCAGATGACGCGATGCGCGCCGAGCTCCCAGACATCACCGGCGCGCGAGACCGGCGTCTCCTGCAGCGCCGGCGCCGCATCCGGGTCGCCCCGGCCAGGCTTCACACCGCCCAGCAACTGCAGAAGCTCATCACCGGAGAAGCCGGTGAGCGCCAGGTCCGCGCCCGCCAGGCCCAGTTCCTTCAGCTCGAGCGCGAGCAGCTTCTCGTCCCACCCGGCATTCAGCGCGATCTTGTTGTCCGCCAAGACGTAGGCGCGCTTCTGCGCGTCGGTCAGATGGCCCAACTGCAGCACCGGCACGCGCTCGAGCTTCAGCAGTTTCGCTGCCGCCAGGCGGCCATGGCCGGCGATGACCTCGCCGGTCGCGTCGACGAGGATCGGATTGTTGAATCCGAACTCGCGAATCGAGGCGGCGAGCTGCTCCACCTGCGCGGCGCTGTGCGTCCGCGCATTCCGCGCGAACGGCGTCACGCTCGCGGTGGCGCGGTACTCGATCTGCAGCGACACGGGCTAATCGCGCTCCGGTTTCACGGCTTCGTCGAGCGCCATGCCAGCGGCCTTGAGCATCTTTGTCGTGCGCCCGAACACGGGCTTGTTCGGGTCCACATCGCTCGCATCCGGGATCGCCATCACGACGTCCGCAGCGAGGGTGACGGGCGTGATGGCGACAGCAACCGCCGCCTTGGTCAGATTCTTCAGCATGCCGAACATGGAACCTCCGAAACTTTCGCCTGCGAAACCCCACCCCGCCGGCCACTCCCCCCCTCCCTAATTTCGCGGCGGCGTAATCAAAAG